CAAGCCACTATCAACGACACCTCTGTCGTAGTCAATTCTGCTGATGTCCTCAAGGAGGTCTTGCGTCTTGTAGATTTCTCTGCTGACCGAGTTCAACGAACCACCCCAACCAAACTTGATGTGTTGGCTGATTGCAAGGCTGATGGATGGATGCCTGATTCGGTCTATGGTTCATTCTTGGGAGCGAGCATTACAAATGTAGGAGCTCTTCCATACTCAACTGGTTCTTCTGTCCGTGATGAATTCCCTAATGGTGCTTTCATTTATGGTGGAAAAGAGAATGCTGGATACATTAGTCCTTATGTGACCTCTTCTGGATCATTTGTTGCTCTTGGTGGTTCTGTAATTGTTGCTTCTTCAAATGTAACATCTGCAATTCTTCAGATAGATGGTTCTATTCAAGTTACTCCTGCTGCTGGTTCTGATTGGACTTTAACTGTAAATGTTGCTCCATACTTTACTGAAAAGTTGGTACTCTCTCCATTTATCTTCTCCGATGTTCGTGAGGCAGACACTGGTCTCTTTGGAATTCAAAATATTCAGTTCGTTATGAATATGCGACAACCACAAGATTGCCGTTTGGTTCGTCAGTTGATTTCTAGAACTACTGATGCTACTGGAGTTGCATTCTCTTTGACTTCTGCATATGCAAATACTATGTTCTCTGGAAGCGGTGCTTTTCAAGGGTCTCGTTTGGATATGACCTTCCTCACTCCTTCTCTTGACTTACCTCTCCCACCAAAGTCCGTTGTTCCATTCCAAGAGTTCCCTCGTTACATTACTCAAACTACAATTGGTGCTAATACAGTATCTGCTCAAATTTCAACCCAAACTATTACCCTTCCTCAAATTCCAGATATGTTAGTCATCTACGCTAAACCACAAAGCTATGCCGATTCAAGTCAAGCCGACTGGTATTTCCCTATTACTGGATGCAACATTCAGTGGGACAACTTCGCTGGATTGATGAGCACCTACACTCAACCAGAGTTGTATGAAATCTCTATTAAGAATGGTTTGGAGATGACCTATCCAGTCTGGTCTGGTCGTGTGAATGGAGGTGGTGTGAATGCTTCAAATGCAGCGGCATCTTTGAATGCTTCAAATATTAACAAGTCTGTCCTTCAAACTGTTGGAGGTCCTTTGTTGATTAAGCCCGGTCAGGATTATGCCCTCCAAACTGGACAAGCTCCTTCGTTGGTTGGAAACTACACTCTCCAAATCACTCTCAATCTTGCAAACTATTATACTACACAAGCAATCCCAATCAACATCTATGTGATGACTATCAACTCTGGTTTCTTTGAATCCGTCAAGGGAACATCTCGTGTCGTCAAGGGAATCCTCAACGAAGCAGATATTATCTCTGCCCCTATCGCTGGACCAGTTGTGCGAGGCCAGATTGAGCGAGTTACTGGAGGTGTTGGCGTCTTCAAGAAATTGGGACACTTCCTCTCCAAAGCTCCTTCCTTCATTCATTCAGTGAAGGAACACATCAAGCCTGTTGCCGCTATGATTAAGCCTCACCTTGCTGCTCATCACCAATCTGCACTCTCCAGTGTCGGTCTTGGGGAAGGCGAAGGTGGAGACGGATCTTACCCATCTCACTCGGGAGGTAAGAAACACGCCAAGAAGTCTGTCTTGCGACGCTTGATGTAATTACTCATTCCAAAGAATACGAATCGCTAAATTGTTAGGTGAATACCTATTCAACTTCCAACTGCCTTTGATACGAGTTGCTCGTCTCAAATACAGGTGTCTTCTCATATATGCAGTCTCTGGTTCTCGCTGTCCTCTTTCCTCTAGTATCTTATAAATATGGAAGTCATCGTATGGGACACGACCGAAATATATCTTACGGTTGTCTGGAGTAAGATAGTAAAGTTTATGTACTCCGTCGTCACTCACATAGACCCTATATGGATCATACCCAGAGTGATAAGCCGCTAATCGCACTCTATTCAAGTAGGTAATAACACTAATCCCTAATTGAGTAAGTTGTCTCTGCAGGTTCATTTATAGTTAGTTCTTAATATATTCTCTTTGCTGGACCATAGAGTGAGCCATCGCTGCACTGTCTTGTTCCATACTCTTCAGTTCCTTACCATACTTGTTCGTCAAGTAGATATGTCTCAACATACTCGCACCAACCCTCTTACCAAATACACTGTTAAGAATGCGAGTAATAGTATTGACTGCCGTAAGAACAGACCCGTGTCTATCAACCAAGAGGGCAGAACCTTCTTTAAGTTCTCCTGGATAGTTGGTAAGATACTGTTTGATAATCTTTCGCAACTTGACTGGAATGTCCTCAACTTGCTGTCCGTACTTCTTTGAAGTCTTATACTGGTTGAATACAAACTTCCCATCATCCACACACACATAGTTCTTGTTTGTAGGTAGGTCGGGTTTATATTTGGAGACAACTACCATATCCATATAATCCTTATTACGACGGGGAGGTATTTCGGTATAGAGTGAGAGGACGAGGTATTTCAGCATAATATCCCAGTCGTTCAATCCACTTTTAAGAGCATCTCGTTTCTGCAAGACATCATTCCACTCTACCCAGTTCTCCTTCTGCTTATCGGTCTTACCAGCATCAATCGGCTTGTGGTTCATATCCATCATCTTCTGGTAATAGTAAGAGTGAATTCTCTCAAACCCCTTCCGTCCCTTTGTGCTTCGGACAATCGTAGTAACCAGACCCTTCTGCGTATTGGGAGCGTAGGTGGATATGACCGCATCCACCTGTGTCTTCTTCTTGAGAAAGTTGAGGTTGGTGAATGGCTTTCCTCCATTAAGGGAGACGAGGTTACGGAGATATTGTCTCGCAGAGGATGTAGCAACTCCACCCTTAATAAATCCATCCTTTACTTCTTCCATATAGTTCATTTGTAATAAAGTAAGTTAATAAATATAAGAATGCAACCCGTTAAAGTCCCCGACCTGCGAGTGAAGATAAAAGCTGTTCCTATTGGGAATAGGCAATATAGGATAGAGGTCATACCTGCTGCAATTATTAAACAAAAATAGATTTGTTAAACCTATTTAATACTCAAGCTTCTTCTCTGTTAAGAAATACTTTTGATTAGGAGGAAATCCAATATCCTCTCCATCGGCAAACCATTCCTTATCAGGAAAGTTGTAATAGTTGTTAAGGAATACATAACCATCTTCCATTAGTCGTTCAAGAATTTCCTCATCTTTGATTTCACAAGCAATACGGATATGTTCCTTGTTTGGTAATAGAATATTCTTACGGAAGGAAGACCAATCCCAATCATAGAAGGGATGTTTCTTAATATGAAGTGCTACTTTGCCGAACCATTCCTTATCCATCTTCTTTGGTATTTTCATCTTTGGATTTGCACGACCATAAGATATTACAGCATTTTCATCTCCACAAGCACCCATTAGAAACATTGGAAAGTGAAAGTATGCTTTAGACATTCTTCCACAAGAACCCATATGTTCTGATTCGTTGATAATAATCTTTGGTAAGGTAGTAGTTGTATCCATTATAGTATGCTTACCTATTTTGGTTAGGAGGGGAGTATCCGTTTTCGGAATCTCATAAAAATGGTTTTCGTGAATTCCGAAAACGGATTCTGGTTTTGTAATCTGTTTTGGTAAGCATATTAAAAAAGAATGCTTATGTTTCACACCGGCTCAACACCACTCCCAGAACACACAATCGCAAATGGATGTCTTAATATCCTTGCTGCAAATTCCAAATCAAGTTATACCTTCATACTCTCCAGTAATGAGAACGAATGCAAGAATATATCTCTTGAAGACTTGCCTGCACTTATGATTGTTAGATATATGAATGTAACTGCATCTAGACTTCTATGTGGATTTAGACTTAAAATTCAACCCATTCCAAATGGCGAATACATATATACACTCACAAAGGAACAATAGAAAACGGATTTAATATAGTCAATATCAAGACTGTAAGGAAACACAAGTAAAAATCAGCTGATTTTTACATAGAAATCATTACATCGCACAGGTTCTTACTCATAAATCCAGATTTGATGAGATTCCGAAAACGGATACTCCCCTCCTAACCTATTTTGGTAAGCATAACATAACAAGATGAGCGACATTCAAACCAAATCTATTACAATTGTTAAGAGTAGAGTAGTCCATCGGTGTGAAGTTCTTACATATGAGCGATTTCAAGAGCTTGTTCCAGAGAATACCGAAGCAAGATGGAATGTATTACTTCAAAAAGCAGATGTGAATAATGAGCTCGTGTTTGATTACATTTCAGATGACCACGATTGCAGCACTCCAGATGAGAATGTGATTAACGAAGAAGCAAGTATGATTATTGATGAGTCTCTGGTAGAGTGATACTGCTATTGACCTCATTTCCCCATACATCCCAACCTTCAGGTGATTGTCTTGCAAACAGCTCCACCTTTTTCTGTGTTGGGAACATAGCGACAATCCTATTCCTTATCTCATCTGGCTTCTTGGAATGAATGGTCTTCATCTCTGATAGAAACTGCTTTACATTTCTCTCTCCTCTCGGTGTTGGTATTTTACCTCTCTTACCTAC